GTACTTGTGTAATAGATTTGTTTTCCAGAATAGTTAGCAACATCTAATGATATTGCAGCTGCTCCTGTTGTTACTGAGTTTGATACTCCAGAACTAATAAAACCTGCTAAAGATTTTACTGGTCCTGAAAACGTTGATTGTCCCATATTATTCTCCCGTATAGTGGTTAAGCTCTGTAGTCTCTATACCGTCTGTCTAGCCAGTCTACAAAACTAATTATATCTAGATTATTTATTATTATAAAAGAAAAAGGGGCCAAAGTAAACCTTGGCCCCCTTTGTAAAAAGACTTAATTATTAAGCCCCTGGTGAACCGAAGATTCCTCTAGGGTCAGAAAATCCGAAGACATATCTTTCTCTAGCTTTGAATCTAACGTTACCTGTGTCGAAATCACCTTCAATCGCAGTTTTAATTGGCGATCTTACAAAGTGTTTTAGACCATTTGGAGCATCAGTAATAATAAAGAATGCATCAGTATCAGTTAAAAAGTGATTAACTCTATAACCTTCTGGAATCATTCCCATATTTTTGATTGCATTGATATCGTTATCAGATGTTGATGTTCTTAGAGGAGTTTTCAACAATCTTTCAGCAGTAAATTGTAATTCTTTTGGAATTATTAATTTTCTACCTTGGATAGCGATTTTTAATCCTCTTTCGTCAACAAAAGATGCAATATCAATTAAAGATTGCTCTAGTGATGTTTCGTTAAGGTCAGCTGCAGTAGCAAGTTCATTACTGAAAGTTCCACCATTAGCAAGAGGATGGTCTGTAGCTAAAAGCTCTTTTCCGTCTCCACCTGTAAAGCTTGAATTAAACCCATTGTTTAATACAGCCGCTGCTTTAACTTGTTTAGTGTTAGCCATTGATCTAGCTAACGCTCTTGTATAACGAGATGCAAGTCTATCGTAAAGGTTATCTTCAATAGCTTCCTCAGTAATAGCAAACGCTAATGCGATTGTTTCATGAGTGTATCTTGAAGTATATGCTTCATTAGCTTGATCGAATACTACTGGAGCACCTTCTTGTTTAACTTCAGCACTGTCAAAACCTGTTAACATAACTTCTTCTTCAAACGCTCTGTCCGAAGTTTCAGTTATGAAGATTTCTGCGTGCTCGTTCTCGTATCTACTGTATTCCAGGCCGAATAGTGCATTCAATCCTGGCTCTAGTTCTTTAACTAGTTGTGATCGTGATATAGCCATTATTTATTCTCCTATTATAGACCTGTGCCACCTTGGCGATAGAAATGGTTATTAATTCTAACCATAATATTCGCGTTCGATGTCGCAACGTCATTGTTTTCTGGACTTTGTGAAATATCAATTGCTTGAATCACATAAGTTCCGGCTGTCCCAGAATTAGCTACATCTAATTGTACTAAAGATATACCTGTCTGAGTGCTTCCTGACACATTGTTTATTGAGTAGTTTTGAAACAAATCAGCAACTGCAAAAACAGCATTAGCGTTTACTTCAAACACTGTATCCGGAGCATCTATTACAAATGCGATAACATCTGATGCATTTGTAGACTGCGGATAAAAGTTACTAAACGTTGGTTTTTGAGTTGTTGGATCTGTATAAAAACAACCATTAAAAACGCCTATAACAGTATCAGAAGTGTTAGCAACGGCTCTAGATATTGTTCCAGAAGCAAGTGGTTTTACCAAATCTCCTTGAAAAATACTAGTTGAGTTGCCAGACGCTATTCTGTATCTGTTTTGTGCGTTAATAAATGGGCTACCGTTTAATTGTCGACTTGGTCTTAAACCAAATCTTTCAAGTACGTTTGCCATTTTATATTTTCTCCATTTTATAGTTTATATTTTTTTGGATGGTTTTACAAAAAAATTATTTCTTGTTACCACCAAAAGTTACACGAGATTGTCGATTAATATTAATCGGCATCTCTGGTCGCTGTTCCTTCATAAGATCATTATCTACAGCTCTAATCTGATCTTTACTTTTTCTATTAAAGTATTCAGATCTTTGCCTAACAATCTCGATCGGTATCCTTGCCAGCACAAGGCCTCCAACTCCAATTACACCCGAATGTTTACCTTCAGAAATTACAGGGAATTCATTGTCACCAATTAGTTCTTTTAATTCTTCAGCCCTAACTAGTTCATATCCTTCTCTAAGTTTCTTAGACATATTTGCTGAGTCCACGAAACCTCCTGCTTCTGCTCTTAGCCATCGGTGTTTATAACCTTCAGGCGCGGGTGGTGCATCTAAGTTAGATGGTAGAACCCATTGAGTTTTTCTCTTGTCCTTAGACCTCAACTCTGAGTTGCGTGAAGTCTTCTTTATTTCTTCGCTCATACTAATTTGCCTCCTTCACGTATTTTGCGTATTCTTCTAGTGGCACCCCTAATTTTTTTGCAATAGCAACCTGCGACTTGGTGAGTTTCACAGTTCTGCGTCCAGTTTTTCCTCTATTTGCAGAGGCAACAGTTTGGACGGGCTTTCTCTGTTCTTGCTTATCTTCAGCAAACTTATGAGGATAAATATCCTTCATCTGTTTGTTGATTTCATTATAATACTCGTCACTGTCCAGGTCAAACCCTTCACTTTGTAGTTTTTCATGAACTTGAAACGCTGTATTAGTCATGTATTCATCGCTTCCAAACCAAGTATTGTCCTCAGCCCACTTTTTAGCCTTAGTACTTGGTGCTACTGCTTTTCTTTCAACCTGTTGATTTTGTTCAACATTTTGAGCTTCTTTTTCGTTTTGTTCTGTATCTTTTTTCTGTCTCTCTTTTGTTGCTATAGATATTTTAGCTCTTTCTTTCTCAACAATTAATCTAGAAAGTTCTTCATTAGCAGATATAATTGCTTCTGCATCTTGAGATTCAATAGCGTCTTTTAGTCTTTTTTTAACAGTATCTTTTTCAGCATCTATTCTAGCATCATACTGTTTAATATAACTATCATCTATTTCTTGATATTTTTTTTGAGCATCAGTGTACTTTTTTTGTAAACCTTGAGCGTAATCAAGCGCTGCTTGTTCTCGTCTTTCTGCTTCACGCATTTTACGAGTAAGCTTATCTATTCTTTTTTGAACAGAATCACTAAAAGAAGATAGATCTTCTTGATCAGCAGGTTTGTCTGCTTTTATCTCTTCTCTTTCTTCTACAGATATATCAATCTTTTCTTTTTTATTTTGACTGTAATCTGTATATTCTAAATCTACTTCTCCTAGATTTAGATTTGGTCTTTTGTCTTTTTCTTCCTTCTTTTCCTCAAGTTGTATGGTTGTCTCTTTTGCGTCATCAGTGTCTAGTTCGACATCTGGCTGACGTTTGTTTTCTTCAGCCATACATACTCCATGTTATTTAGTACAGTTGCAAAATAGATTCAGGATTCTTAATTGTACTAATGATTTCATCATCGTTAAGAATTCTGATTTCTCCTCCCTCTATTTTGAATCGTGCTCCCGCGTATCGACCAAACATAACCCAATCTTTTGGTTTACACCATGGTCCATTCGGAAACTTTTTTTCGTCTTTATAGCAAAGATCTCCCATTTTTAATACGTAGCCACAAACAGATGTCATCTGTATTGTTTCTAATGTATTTTCTGTGAGATGAATGCCGCCCTTTGTTTTTCTAGCACCAGCATGCATTAAAACTAATATTCTATATCCTGTAGGATTAGGTAATTGATCTAGTGCTGATTCTTGAAAATTTTCTGGAGTTAAAGGTTCTTCTTTAACTTCTTTTTCTTTGTAGGAATCTAGAAGTGCTTCTTTATGTTTCGGTACTTCTAAAATTGTCGTCTTTGTCGTCATCGAATAGCTCCTGTTTTTTCTGCAGGTCAGTGAGATCCTGTAGCAGGGTTTCAAGGCCCTGAATTTTTCCTCTAATATATAAGATGTCTTCCCATTTGTCTACACTGTAGACTAAAGCTTCTTTTAAACGTTCTACTGACTTATTTATTTGATTTTTTATGTATTTATAACTCTCATAATCTATCATTATCCATTCTCTTGTTCTTTTGGCTGTGGTTTATTAGCCATTGTTCGTGCAACTGATTCCGCACTCCTGCCCACGACATACCCTCCGAGACCAATCTGCAAAAGGGTCCATACGTCTCCTGGAAGAGTGATAGTTATAGATGCTTTAAAGAAAAATAGAAGTACTGGCCCTAATACATAGTTCCATATTAATATAAAAATTAATACGTACATTAAAAGGGGCCTCCAGCTCGATGCGAACCAGCCCGCTTTAGCCTCTGCCTCAATAATCTTTGCTGCAGCTTGTAATTCTTGTGTGTTTGATTGTAGTAATTGTGTTTGTAAATCTGCTTTTAATTTTGCTTGTAAATCTTTATCAGGAACAGATTTTTCTATTGTGTTAAATAAAATCTTTGCTAAAGGTGCAACAGCGCCTAACATTTGTATCATTATTGATCCTTATATTCATTTAAATAATTCATATACTTATCGTATAGCTCTTTATTTTCTAACACATGTAACTGTGAATTGCAATTAGTGCATAATAAAGCTCTAACTTTACCGGTTTTATGATCGTGATCTACTACTAATTTTTTTTTAAACTCATCAGCATGTCTTTTACAAATTTTACATCTATATTCTTGTTCACGATGCATGGATAAATAATCTTCATAAACAATTCCATATTTACATTTTATCCAAGATTTCTTTACAACTAATTTTCTCTTTTCAGGATTTAATTTATTATAATTAGATATTCTTTCGTTTATAAGCCTTGCATTATTCTTATAATAAATTTGTTTTCTTACTCTTTCTTTTTCTTTAAATTTAAACAACTCTAAAGAATTACTTTTTTCTAACATTAAGATTTTTTAATTTAGTTTTTTTTAGTTTAAGTTTTTTTACTTTTAATCCTTGAGAAGCAGGACCTTTTAATGGTGGAATACCAAATCTTTTACCTATCACTTGAGCCTCTTGGCTTGTTCATTTTCATTGCTGTTGATTGCATTGATACTGCTAATCTTTGAGCTTGTAAATCTTTTTGTTGTTGTAATTTTTCTTCATCTAAATCTAATCTATC